ATATTCATTGGCAGTGTCATATGGGCTTTGTTCTGGCAGTTGTGGCATTGCCATGTAGAGCGCATCGCCACCAAGAATTCCGCCAGCACGATGGCTTGGGAATGAAAGCAGTTGCATACCAGCTGCAATCGGGTTGTTAAGGTTTTGGTTGGCACCACCAGCCCAGTTCAGCGGCGGGTAGATTTGGATCGTGACATTACCAGCGGCATTTGAAGGAGAAGCTGCAACAGCGCGCACTTGCACCGGATTTGCAGATGGATAGTGGCCGATAAAAGTTAAGTAGCGCATATTGGGTTGACCAGCAACACCATCTTTAAATTGGAACAAGTCGCCAGGTAACACAGCATTTGTATCTGAAACCGTTGTTGCTCCAGAAACTGTGATGCTTGTAACAGATTGCCCGGTTGGATCATTCACACTGACAATGGTAAGTGTGTTGCCATTGACGCCGGTATCACCTGACACATGGATTGGCATTAAATTGCTTTGGTAGTACTTGACAAGCGGCGTACCAAAGTCGCCAACTTCCCAGCTCATTGCGATGTCATCATTACGGTTTGGAACAAACTGGTTTAAACCGTTTCCAACAATTGCAGGAATGACAGTATCAGGCAAATAGATCTTCATCCCTTCTGCCACAGCGCCATAATTTTTGAAGAACATGACACTCTGTGCTAATTGCTGGTAGGAGCTTAGGCTCGTAGAACCATCACCAAAGAAACGGTATGGGCCTGAGAACGTGTTGTAGGTTGGCGGTGAAACAAGTTGTGATTGCACGCCGGAAATCCAGTTCAGTGCAATGTTTCCTTCAACCAAATTTGCAAGTTCCGCAATGGCACTCTTGCCAAAGACGCGCATGTAATCCTCTTCACCTTTTTCCAGATTGAAGATGCGTTGTTGACTGGTGACAGCAAAGCTGGTGTTGTTGGCTTGATCGGCTTTTAAGTTCAGAACTCTTTGTACAGCGGGTTCAAAACTTGCAACCAAACCTTGTGTGGTAGTGAAGCGTGGTGGCAAATCGAATGTCACTGTGCTACCAAGATTCGCCTGGATTTTATCGAAATCTTTGAAACGAGTATTTGCTGTTGAGATATGGCAGCAAAGGTTTAACAACAGGGCCAGCGAAGAACGCTGATAAGTTTGCACCTGTTGCAAAATATTATTTGGAAATACAGCCATGTGATGATCCTCTATTTAATCCTTTAAATAGCGGATCTGGGTTTTGTCGTTTACGCTTTGTATTTGCTTCTAAAGTCCTTAACCGACATTGCACCAGTATCCGTCCCGGTGTTAGCTGGTCGCATTTTAGAAAGCGGATCATTGGGCAATTTTGTCCGTGTCGCCTCTGCATTTTCTTTCAGAGATTTGGACAGGCGCTGTGCTTCGACAATTGCGTCTTTGGGTGACATATAAGAGAGGCTCTCCAAGTTCGCCATCTTGATGCGGTTTTTCCCAAGGTCATACAAAACATCGTCAGCATTATCAACATACTCCGCCAAGAGCTGTACCACGTTTGGAAACCTTGCGTACTCAATGCCGCTAGTCACTTCATCAAAGTCGGTATACTTCTCTTTGCCCGGTTGAACCTTATTCCAGAAAGTATCCACAGTCTTTTTTGCATATTCAGCTTCTGACTTGTTCTTTGCTTCAGAAACCCATTCATCCCGCAAACGCTGTGCTTCCTGTGCTGCTAGTCGTCTGATCTCACTTTCTTGCGAATGTTGGTTAGGTTGGGAAGTTTGCGCATCGCTGCCAAACTTCTTTTCCACATAAGCAGGCTGTTCGCTCTGCAAACGTCGAAAATCTTCAACGGCTCCATGCTTTGCTTTCTTGACGATTTCATTGACTTCGCTTTGTTTAAAGGTTCGTTCATCACTTTGGCCAGTGGATGGTGCTGCTGGTGGTGGAGTTGAACTTGCCGGTGCAACTGTCTCGCCTGTGTTGCCTGAAACGTTTTCCATTGTGCTCCCTTATCTGCTATTCCCCCGCAACGGTTATGCCTCTCGTTTCGCAAGAGTCTCGGACTATTAACGCCATCACGCTGAAGTTGACCATATAATAGGCATATAAAGATTGCACAGTTGGCCGCAAGCTTTTACGATGTTTGTGGCTTTGGACAGGGTTTTAGAAGGTTTTCAGAGGAGTAGATTATGCTAAAGATATTGGGAAAGGTTTATATTAGTACAAAGGAAGCTGCGAACCGTTATGGGTTTTCCAAGAACTGGTTTGAGAGAAAGCGCACAAAAAAAGAACAACCACGGTATGTTAGGATTGAAGGCAAATCACGTGTATATTACCCTTTGGAAGAAACGGATAATTGGTTTGTGGAGAGGTTGGGATGAGAGATATTTGGACAAGGTTTTGGGATGGTAGGGAAATGTGGGTTTATCACATAGAAGACTTAATGCTAGGTCAATACCCAAGTGAATGGGTTAAACAATTGGATGATGAACCTAATGAAGAAGAAATTGTAAAGCATTTGATATTTATGCGCTGTACTTATTTAAAAGACAAACACGGCAAAGAAATCTTTGAAGGCGATATTGTGCGCTATGATAATACTTGCATAGGAGGTGGCGCAGGTATTGCAGAAATATACTGGTGTGATGATTTTACATTGGAAGCAAACCCAAGATTTGCAATGTGGTCACTAAATGAACGTAGAGGACACATGAGCACGGAACACTTTTTAGGCTCTGAAATCATTGGCAACATCTATGAAAACCCAGAACTTACTGCTCTAAAATAAACCACTTAGTCAACGGTTCGGTTAGTCGGAAAGCGGCTAATCGGACTTCGGGTGTTAACGCTCATCGGTTAAGGGGATATACTCAATACAATGTTCTTGTAGTCGGAGTACGTTGGCTGGACTTTCGTCCATGTCATTGTGACATCGGCCAGAATCGAACTGGCTACCTACAGATTACAAGTCTGTCGCTCTACCAGATGAGCTACTTTGTCGGACATTCCCCCAAAAGGAATTGCATGTTTACAGTCATGCCTGGCTACCTTGTAGCGCTACAAGTAAGGATTAAGGCTCCTAGCGGCCCTTACCGTTCGCCCTAAGTGGTTTTTGCAAACTTCAAGCTGTTTTCTTTTTTTCCACAAAATCCTGCATTACCATCTCATCCACAGTCACCGGCGCAGTCCAGTTCACCTGTTGAATAGCAGCATCAATCAGGCGCAGTTGTCTGGCATGAAAGTCATATTCAGCGGTAACTTGGTTGGCATCTAACTTCGGAAAATCAGCGGAGATTTCATCAATGCCTTCGGTAACTTTTTTACGTTCACCCCGGATTTGATGGTAGATCTGGCTGTCTTTGAATTTTTTCAGGACTTCCACTTTTTGCTGCAATTCCTTTCTGCGCAAAAGTGCTTCGGCTAATTTGATTTCCATGCGGCTTTCTCCTTTAGTGTCACGCCACTATATGAAAAAAGCCGCCTTATGTTAACTGGAAAAAGCCTACAGCGGTTGTAAGCTATTTATGGTAGATCACAGCTTTAGAACACAGCAAAGCCAATAATTAAAGTCCCATTCAACGCGGTGACGGAATTTTCATTGGTGATGGTAACAGTCCCAGTCCCAGCCCCCGGTGTTGAAGTGATAGTGATGTTGTTGGCGGTGCTGGTTCCACCTTGCAAGCTTGTCAAGAAAACTGAAGATGTAGTCAGGAAGCTATTGGTAAGCGTTATAACATAACTCGAACCCGCAGCGGTTGTGAGTGCTGGCGTTGTCAAGACACCACTTTGCTGGTTGATAGTTGCAGCCCCGCCTGTGGTTGTGGCTGTGCCTTTGGCCAACGCAATATTTGCCCCCGGGGCCAGTGCATTGGCAGCATTGTTGACAAGGACAGTTGATCCGCCGGTATAAGCTGTTAGCGTGATAACGCCATTGGCTATGGCAACAGTGAACATTCCAAAAATCCCAGAATGTGTAGTGGTGTTATAACCATATAACACTTCCAGGATGTCATTCTGCGAGATGGGATAGCTTTCAAGGTTGACTGCGTTCAGATAGCCAGCGGCAGTGATAGTAGCCAGGGTATCGGTTGTCACCATTTTCCTGGTCGAAGGGTTTATGCCAATTTGCGCAGGCAAAGGCGTTGGTAATTGCAAAATACCCATTTCGAAATCCTTTTCAAAATAGTACGTTTATATAGTGTTACAAGCATCAGGCCGGGCGCGGGGTTCCTGCGCTGTTAGGACGAGTCCAGTTGGCTGATCCAGTTGATTGCATTTTGCCGCCTTGGCCTTTTTTCAAATCACCACTGCGCATTTTCACCCTTTCAATGCCTTGCTGGTGATTGTCAGAAACTTTTTTGTTGTCGTTCATGCTGTCTTTCATAGCTATTCCCTCCATGGAATAATAGAATTTTACAATACATTTAGCTTTTGTGCACTGTTTTGAACCATGAGCCTACCCATGGTTATATTTTTCTGCCCCCGAACTTGCGGATTTTGGAATGTCCAAATTTCCCCAGTAGCATCAATACACACAACCCACATGAGATTATGCTCAGCGCCATAATCAAGTAATGCCCAAGCATATCCATCCCCTTTTGGTGTTGTCATAGGTAATAAAGGGTTCAACTGTAGTATCGACATAAATCCCCTTGCTAATAGGTTGATGAACTTGTCTTGCCGCCATTCGCGCATTAAAGTCCTGATTGTAGGCTTCCAGTTCGTCATGTTCTGTCATAATGCACCTGTACAAAAAATACCAGTTTACAACGCTATTATACCTGCCATACTACTCTTGCGATAATGTTTGGAGATATTATTGCGGGAAAACTTTCTGAAAAACGTCAATAGTCGAAGCACAAATCAGCCCTAGCTCATCCTAGGGCTTTTTTGTCTTCAGCGATTTCCACCCTTGGTGGGTTTTTCAATCGGACGCCGGGTTTTGTTCGTGTCCTTGGCGACCGGTTTCACACCACGAATAGTTCTTGCTATTGCCTTCTTGGTGTTTTTGGCCTCCTTTTTATCATAGGGTTTGACATAACCCCGCTTCATTTCTACCATGGCTATTCCCCCTTCTTTTTTTTGCGTTTAACACTATAAGCAATGGCAACTGCCTGCTTCTGCGGTTTGCCAGCCTTGATTTCTGTCTTGATGTTATTAACAAAAGCTTTTTTGCTCTTGCCTTTATTCAGGGGCATGTTTTGTTTCCTCCGGCGCATACAGTGTTTTCACCAGCTCGTTCAGCATGTTTTGCAGCGTCTTCAATACTTCTTCCAGTTTGCCGTGGATGGCCACTGGAATAGAAGTTTTTTTGTCGCCAACGGTAGTGTCTATCTGAATGACTTCTTTGGCGTGGTCAACAGAAATTTTCAGATCAAAATTGGATTTATGCATCTTTGCGATTCCTTCTATAAAAGTTTTCATATTGGCCACGAAGATCACTCTGGCTTGCGCCATCACAAACGCGGCGTTGGGCCATTTCCAGCTGCGCTTGGTTTAGCTTGTAGGTTTTCTGCAGTTCCTTGGGACTTGCATCCCGAAAATCATTAAAGGTAGGCTTTCGCATTATGGCTCCAGATGCCCATAGGCAAAATGTGGGTTAATGATCCAGTGGACTTGCACTTCATCGTTTTCTCTTGAAATCGTGAAATCCAAGTATTTCCAGCTGGAACGTTCTGCGCTCTTGTCGGTCGCATCATACGGCCAATAGCGTATCAAGTGGGTATTGCTTTTTGATTTGGGCAATGTGTAGATCCTTGACTGTGCCATTATCTGTTTCCTCCTGGTGTTGGTTTTGGCGTTGTCAGAAGATGATGAGTTTCAAGAGCTTCCTTCATGTGTTTGTGGTTCATGTCACGGACGCTGTGATGGTGCTCTATTTTCTTCATCTGCAAGTCCATATGCTTGGCATACCGATCAGTCGCAGCTTTGGTGAGATCAATGGTTGCTTCCATCGCAGCAATTTTCTTTTGCTCTTCAAGTTTTCTTTCTTCCAATTCAAACTTCGCCATTTCAAGTTGGAATTCTTTTTCCTCGATTTGTTGCTTGTGCGCAAGCTCTGCCATTTGCACTTTGGCTTTCATCGCCACCGGATTATTTTGCATTTCCATCTGTTGCTGTTGCATTGCCATTTGCTTTTGTTGCTGCATCTCCTTCAGCCAGCTGTCAACCAGTTTCTTTAGCTCTTCAATGCCTTTGCCTTCCATATTGTCCAAGACGAAGTTCAAGCCTTTTTCTGCGATGAACTGCGCGAAGAGCGGTGA